CTGAAAAGATCAGTTTCGATGCAATTTTCGCAAGATTGTTGCAGATCGACCCCCATTCCCCACGAAATCGGTCTGCACTGGACCGGCCACGTCGAGAGACATTGCCGGTTCGCGCTGCGCATCAGGCGATAAGACATGGCGTGGACAAACGCTTTCGATTTAGGGTTTTGCAGGGTTGAAGTGTTTCAGGCTGCTACGCCTGACGCGCCCGACTACTCGAGCATCTTGGTCAAAGGTCAGGGCGCTGATCTGACCATCCTTTCGTACTCGCTGCATATCGCCGTCTCATCCAGTGGCGTGGTAACGCTGAGCAATATTGGCGGTGGTGGCATCGAGTCTGACCTGGGTGCACGCATTGTCCCGGGGTATGGACTCACATCCTTTACCGGCTCGCGCGCTACCGCGCCGACAAGTTGCAGCACATCAGGTAATGCGACGGCGAACGGATCGATGTTCGACGGATTCACCAATGGCGATGCGTTGGTCGATCTGACGGCGCAGACGCCTTACGACCGCATTTCAGCGCAGACAAATACGATCGGATCGTCGTCCGTCACGCCAGTGGTGCAGTTCACGCCGGAGTTTGATGTTCCGCCGCCGCCACCGCCCATTCCGGACTGCAAAGAGCTCGGCCGCGTCACGCGATCATTCGTCAGCGGTTACACCGCGTCGCGTCGCGAGACACGCCGCATTCGCCGATTTTCGAAACGCTGCGTTGTCGCGAATTTTAATGGCGCGATGGAAATCGGTCGCACGATCACGCATGTGCGTTGGGACTGCACATCGCCGTGGTCGTTGTACATGAGCAATCCTCGGGTGGAATCCACGGGCCGCACGGTAGCGATCGACGTGTCGTTCAACTTCGCCGGCTGGGGCGGCTTGCTCGCGACGGCGACGTGGGACAACGGCGAAATCACGAATCAGGAATTCGGATTCACGGTGCTTGATCAGCCGCTCTATCCCGGAGCTGTCTACGACAACGCAAATGGCCCCTATGTGCTGGAGGCTGACGCATGACGCCGAACGGATGGGTGCTCAGCAAGGCGCATGACTGGGTAGCTCTACTGCCCATGTCGATGCACATGATCAAATGCCTGCGTTGCGGGGCAAAAACAAGGATCGGCGAATGGGACATCCCGCGCTGCATTGCGCATTACGAAAGCGAGAAATCCGGTTATTTGGAGGAGGAAACGGCATGAGCAAGCTCACCACGAAATCGCGAAACAATCTGAGCAAGTCCACGTTCGGACTTCCTGGTAGCCGTAAATTCCCGATGCCTGATGCCAGTCATGCCGCGAACGCGAAAGCTCGCGCAACACAGCAGGTCAAGGCCGGCAATCTGTCGCCGTCATCGCGCGCGAAGATCGACGCGAAGGCGAACCGCATCCTTGACAATCATCGCAAATCACGAGGGTTCGTCGAATGAAGATGAAGTCCAAGTCCACGCTCCCGAAGTCGCGCGAGTTCGCGGCAAAGACGGGAAGCAAGCCTGGTGCGACAGCAAAGGCACAGAAGGTCGATGACAAGCAGGACAAGGCACTCGCGAAGCGATTCGGAGTGAAGGTGAAGCGGTAATGGGCAAAGAAATCAAGGGTCGTTTCGTCAAAGGCGTCTCAGGCAATCCCAAGGGCAAGCCGAAGGGGCCGAACAAATCGACGCTGCTGGCACGCAAGGCCATCACGATCTTCGTTGATGGCAACGCGGAGCGACTGCAGGGCTGGCTCGACGACATCGCGAAAAAAGACGGAGCGAAAGCGGCGTTCAACTGCTTCACTGATCTACTCGAATATGCCGTGCCCAAATTGTCGCGTACCGAACATTCTGGCCTTGACGGCAATCCGATCCAGAGCGTCAACACGATCCGCTTGGTTGACATGCGCGATCCCAGTCCGTCGGACGGTGCGTGAGCGAAGTCACCGTCCAGCTTCCCGCGAAACTGCGTCCTATCTTTCTCGGCGCGGCAGATGTGCGCGGAGCCTACGGTGGGCGAGGCTGTTGCCACCCCGACACGCTTATAGACACGCCAAGCGGTAGCGTGAAGATAAGCGAGTTCAAAGGCGGAAACGTTTACTCTGTTCTCGATGGCGAGATAGTTATCGCCCGCGCTACTCCATCCATAGCATATGACGAACAGCAGCTTTACTTGGTGACTCTTCTGGACGATCGTTCAATATCGGTGACGGATGAGCATCGGTTTCTGACACATCGAGGCTGGGTAGAGCTTCAAGATTTGACGATGACTGACACAATTTACGTGGCGTGCCCATCCGAGCCTTTCCTTCCGGCGTCCAATTCGGAACACGACCTTTCAGCGTCACGCGGAGATGCTCTGCATTATTCGGGAACACGCGAAGGTTGTCAGGGTGATTATTCTTCGGATCCCCATCGATGTGATCCACAACCTCAGTCCCCACAAGGTATCGGCCAAGCTTCTTCTCCATCACAAGCCGATGAACAGCCACATAGCTCCCATGCTTGGATGCGCGTGGGTGGCCAGGCGTCCGAGAGTACAGATAGCCGTTCACTTCCTTCATCCCGCCAGCCCAGCCAACTCTCTCATCTCGCAAGGGAGGCGCAAAGTTCTGTAAGTGCGGAAAGTTGTACCGTCGATAAAACTTCTGGACAGTCTTCGGGGTTATCTCAAGCTTCTCTGCTATCTCAGCCGAGAACATCCCTTGACCGGCCATCTCAAGAATCGCATTCGCTCGATCTTTGTCACGACAGCCTGAAAAATCAGGGTGGAACGAGGCGAACAATTCCCGGCATGCCTCAGCGCGGCGATCACGATAGTTCATGGTTTGCTCCTAGTTGTGTGCACGACCGCCATAGTTTGATTGGCCTAAAAAGCATTTGCAAGCACGACCGCCTTGTGTATTGGGATTTACACGTTCCAGTGCTTGAGAACTATTTGTCTAACGGCATCGTCAATCACAACTCAGCCAAAACGCGTAGCTTCGCGAAGATGGCGGCTGTCAAGGGCTTCATGTTTGGCAGCCAGGGTATCAGCGGCATCATCGTCTGCGCGCGACTCTTCATGAACTCGCTGGAAGATTCGAGTCTCGAAGAATGCAAGCGCGCGATCAGCGATGAGCCGTGGCTTGCCGACTATTACGACGTCGGCGACAAATACATCAAGTCAAAGGATGGACGCATTGCTTTCGCGTTCTCTGGACTGGATCGCAACATCGCGAGCATCAAATCCAAGGGACGCATCCTCCTGTGCTGGGTGGATGAAGCGTCGCCGGTGACGAATGACGCCTGGTCCACGCTTATCCCTACCCTGCGCGAAGAAGGCGACAACTGGAACGCCGAACTGTGGGTGACGTGGAATCCCGAGCGCGAAGTAGACGCGGTTGAAAAGCGATTCCGCTACGCCGACGATCCACTCATTCGCGTAGTGCAGCTCAATTGGCGCGACAACCCGAAGTTTCCGCAGAAACTGGAGCGTGAGCGCTTGCGTGACCTGCAGGAGCGTCCTGATCAGTACGATCACATATGGGAAGGCGGCTACAAGACGTCCGTCGAAGGCGCGTACTACGCGCAAGCGCTGTCGCAGGCGAAGGACGACGGTCGCATAGGAAATCTCTCCGCCGATCCGCTGATGACTTTTCGCGCGTATTGGGACATTGGTGGCACCGGTGCCAAGGCGGATGCTTGCGCGATCTGGATCACGCAGTTCATCGGCAAGGAAATCCGCGCACTGAATCACTACGAAGCCGTGGGACAACCGCTCGCCGTGCATGTGGCGTGGCTGCGTGAAAACGGCTACGACAAAGCGGAGTGTGTCTTGCCGCATGACGGTGTGCAGCACGACAAGGTGTACGCCGTCAGCTACGAAAGCGTGTTGCGTGAGGCCGGATTCGAGGTGCGCGTCGTTCCCAACATGGGCGCGGGTGCTGCGAGTAAGCGCATCGAAGCATTACGGCGCGCTTTCCCGTCGATCTGGTTCGATGAGCGCAAGACCGAAGCCGGTCGCTCCGCACTGGGCTGGTATCACGAGAAGCGGGACGAAAATCGCGGCATCGGCTTGGGGCCATCGCACGATTGGTCGAGCCACTCAGCGGACGCGATGGGTTTATGCGCCGTCGATCATGCAAGTTACGCCCCCGCAAAACCCATCCATCTCGACTTCACGACGCAATTCACCCGCGCCGGTTTCGGACAGCGCCAGGAATTAGCCAATGGCTAGCAAGACGTACTATCCCGACAAGCCGAAGTCGGCGAAGAAAAAGACGTCGGAGCGCGATGCATGGACGAACACCATGCTCGAACGAGCGTCGGATGCGCTGACATTCGACAGCGAACAGCGTCGCCAATGCGTCGAGGACATGAAGTTCGCGTTCGTGGCCGGCCATCAATGGGATGCGCACCTGACGGCGAAGCGGCGCAACAAGCCGAACTATGAGTTCAACCGCGTTCGGCAGTTGATCCGCCGC